ATACCCCCAGAAGTCTTCATCCACTTCAGGTCAAGACCCATCTTCTTCTTTGCAGGGAATAAAGCTCTGCCAAGATAAGGGATTTTATTACTAGCTGCTTCTGTAAATGCTAAAGCGATTGCTTTTGCTGAGTAAGCGTCTCTAAGTCTCATTTATTTATCCTCCTTTTCTGATTATTCAAAACAAACAAGCGGTAAAGCTGCCTTTACTGCGTCTGTGATAACGCTAACATTATCATTCTTAGGACAATTAGCGGTATTAACTACTGCGAATGCCTTAATAAGTGAACCATTAGGGTTAGAAACGTAAACATCATTAAGAAGGATGCCTACTGCGTTGCTTGTTGAAGTATACTCGTCAACAACGGTATCTTCTGCTACAGTACCATCGGCTGCAATAGGTGTTCCAGCCTTGATAACATCTGTGTACGCAAATTCTGTACTTGCGATTGTCATGGGTACAAGGTACTCAGCGCCAAGTTTTCTTTTAAGAATCTCGGCTGTCATTCCAACTGTGTTAGAACTGTAAATCATATTGGTTTCCTCCATTCGTTATTTTAGGTATGATGCAAGTGCATCATTAGCTGCCTTACTATTCTCAGCTACGCTCTTTGCGTAACTCTCTGCAAAAGTCTCAGCAGCGGTTTTCTGTGGCTCACCACCACCGTTTCCACCATTTCCTCCGGGGTTTCCTGCGTTTCCAGCAAGTTCCTTTTCCTTTGCTGTGGCGGCTGCTTTCTCTCTGTTGGTCAATACCTGACCAAGAGTAGCGAAATTTAGACTACCATCCTCGTTGAAAAACTTGTCAGCATCCTCACCTGTAATTCCAAGTGTTGCCAACTCCTTCTGTGTCTGCATTGTCTTGATGTTCTTTTCAAGCTCTGCGACTTTCTTCAAGGCATCTTCAGTAGCCTTGTTTGCCTTCTCTACGTCCGACAGCCCTTTGTTATTGATCTCATCAAGCTGTTTCTGTAAATCGGCGGTTTTGTCTGCTTCAGCTTTGTATTTTTCAGCTCTGTCTTTTTCAGACTTGACTTCCTTGTTTACCGAGTTAAGGTAGTTTGTAATCTGATCTTCACTCGGAGTTTCAATTCCAAGGGTTACTAACAAAGCCTTTGCCTGTTCTCTGGTCATAATATTGTCCTTCCTCCCACGCTTTTTTAACACGGTTCGCATCCGCTTTGGGGTTGCTATTTATCGCATAGCTGCATTTTTATGTATAAAAAAAGGACTACCCATGTAAGTAATCCTTAGTTTTATTGAAATTCCAAATGGCAGCGACAGTTGACCGTTTCCTGTGGGCTATCATACGCAAATTCTTCATCACAAGGGAATCGCATCTGTGCTTCTCCAACTTCAAACAGATCATCTATGCCGATTGTCATTCCGTCTATTACCATATGCGTAAGCCTTACTTTTGGGTCTGCCATTGTTACCCAGATTTTTTCGGTCATTCCATTAGCTTTAGCTTCTTCTAACGCATCATTGTTAGCCACGTTGTTTGTTTCTGTTTCGGCAATAAGTATTGATCTATCGGTTGAAGTCATGTAAGGTGTATCTATCTTTTCAAGCGTATTGTCAACTACATCCTCACACACTCTTTCGATATGTGCATAATTTGGTCTGTAGCCACTTGCGACTATCTCTTGTGAATACTCGGATATAAGCCTTGCTATCAATTCTTCCCTTGACGTTTCACCGATAATTGCCAAGTAAAACAAATCCCTAAATATCCGTTCAAGGTTTATCGCTAACTCTGTACGCTTATTAACATCGTCAACGTCCATTTCATCAAAGAAATCAATTATAGCCTTGCGGATTGCCGATTCATCTACTTCTTTCTTGATGGTCTTTAATTCATCAAGCGTTCTGGTTGCCATTCATACCACCTACAATCTGTTCAGCCTGTTTAACCTGTGCCTGTAAGCCCTGTTTAGCAATCTCACCTTCAAGAGCATCATCTACGGTTTTCCAAAGTGCATCCAGATATGGTTTGCTCTGCATATAAATCTTCTCGGCATCTGTCCATAAGCCTGTGACCTTAATCGCAACTAACGGATGTATACCGCTACGGAGTAAGATTTCAAGTGCTTCAGACTTTGTAAGCAGGTTGTCGGTAGGGCTATGTAAGATATGCACATCAAAGTCCATAGCGTCCATATCGCAAGGATTAGGGCTAACAGCCTGTGATATAACCTTTAACGCAACTCTGTTCAACTCTCTGTCACCACGAACAACATATGAATCATTGAGGCTTGCCCTCATTCGTGCGAAATTCCACCCATTTCTCAAAAATGTAGCCCCGGCTGTATCACCGCCCGTGTTGCCCTCTCGGTTAGGAATAGCCAAAATGTCAAGTGCGTTTTCCCACATATCATCTTTAGCTACCTGAGTGCCTTCCTGATTGAGTTCCTGCTGAATAAGGTCTACGTTTGCCGTGTTCTGTCCATTGTTAGACTTAACTACGATTGCACCATTCATCTTCATAGCAAGGAATGATTCTTCGTCAACATCACAGTTGACAAACTTAAACCAACTCTGTACGAACTGAGCCACGGCATCCGTTCTATTACTCTGGATTTCATTGATGCTGTCGAGGATAGAGATTACGATTTCTATGTCGGAAATCCTGTCAGCGTTGTTAGGATATTCGACTATCGGTATGCCACCGAATGCGTGTATGCTTTCGGAAACTATCTTGCCACCCTTGTATATGTATTCCAGATACCCTGAAAAGCATTGTAAATATTGATCTCCGTTCTCGTCTTTGAATTGCTGCATTGACAAAAGCGGTTCACGGGTAATTGACGAGTAAACAATTATCGTGTTCATGGGTGACGGAGCAATAAGCCTGTAAGGAGCAAGGAAAGGCGCTTTTGTTCTCTGGATAGCCTTGTAGCCTGTACCTACGCTTGAAGTCCATTCACCACATTCAATATCTGCAATATTCTTGTTTGCAATTCGGTTGTAGTCATTCAGTTTGTCAACCGCATTGTTCGTCTTATCGTCATTCTTTAGGCTGACGCATTGAACAGGCTCACCGTATGTCTGAGCATTCTTAAATGCTACAATCTCAAATGCGTGGTTCTCTACTACAGGATTGTTTATATCATCCCTGACGGTCTTGCTCCTGTATAAAGCGGGCTGATCTCCCTTGTAGTAGTCATGCAGATACTTGATTATCGGTCTGTTCCAATTCAGACAGGTAATACCCTTGCTGATGATCTTCAGAATGTTATCAGGGGTAACTTCTGAAAAGTCAACATATGCAATTTTCCGTCCGTAATCTCCCTTTACCAAATCCTGAAATCTCTGTCTGTTCATCATATCCTCCTGCTGCGTGGCAACAAAAAACCGATAAGACGTCATATAACGTTATATCGGCTAGTAAAAAAATATAGGCAACTACGAAAGTGCCTTTTCATAGTTCACCCATCATACTCTTTTTACCACATAGGGTGTCACCTTGTCAAGTGCTTTTTTCAAAATTTTTTAAAATCTGGCAAACCGTCTTTTTTGTAGTCCCATTTGCCTTTGCTGTCTCATTCAGGCTCATATTCCGTATATATCTGTCAATAAATATCTTTCGCTTCGGTTTTGGTATCTTGGCTATGTCAATAATCAATGCACATTTAGACAAGTGATGTTCATAGCCAAGGCTTGCAAGTTCTGATTCCAATTCCATCACCTTCAGGACTATATCAGCGTTCTTGTCTTTAGTCCCGCCTATCTTCCGGCTGCCTGTCGCTTCAAAACCCCGTGTAGTCCTTGTAGCTATGGTCACAAGGCTCTCTATACGCTCCTTTAGGCTTTGGATAGCCTTTTCGTTATCATCCAACAAGTACCAATCGTTCTTAATACCCATATTGCCTCCTTCTGAACGGATTTATAGCCGCTTCTGCCCTTGCATTCGCCCAAGTACCTTCCAAAAAATACGCCAATGAAGCCAAACTGTCAGCAGCGTCCTGATGTTTATGTTTCTGGTTAGCCTTAAAGTTAAAACTGAACAGGTTAGTCATAAACATACGGTATTGCTTATCCCTACAGGACGGATCACGGAAATAGTATTCCCTTATAGAGCCTGCCTTATCCCAGATACGCTGTGCCTTGCGCTTATCGGTTGGAGCATACTCTGATCTCAGATTTATCTTTATGCCTTTCTGCATAAGCGCTTCGTTGACTTCATCCTTGTAGCCTTCACCACCCTGATTAGCTTCAAAATACCCAGATGTTACATGGTGTTCAAGTATCTTGTCCACTACCTGCGGTTTAGTGAACTTCTTTTCTGCGTTGTCATATACCACATCGTCTATGTAAACTGAGCCATCCTCATAGACATACGCTATCGGGAAACTCAGATAATCATCACCACCCAAGGCAACGTCACAGGCACATACAACCTTTAAGGGTTCTTCGTTTGGCAAAATCCCGTTGTAGTATTTCATATCATCGCTGATAAATACAGCGCCTTCACGCTCTACAGGCTCTTGCATATACTGAGCTGACCATGATGCCATATCTCCGTCATTCTCAAACCTCGCCCTGATCTCACGATATTTAGCTGTACTAAAGCCAACACCATAGTCATAGTCAAAGTTGGATTCGTCTTTCTCATTCATGGCAGGTATCTTGATTATCTTGAACCGAGTTCCCGGAGCTGCCAAGCCTGCCTCCAAAAACTCATGCCTAGTACAGAATATGTCATTAAGTGACCAGATAGTACCAATTCCGAGTATCTTACAACCCTGTTTCTGTCGTGACAGAACATTGTTGTTAAAGAATTTCAGTTTTTTAGCTAACAAGTCCTGATTAAGTACCTCGTTGATACCTTCGTGAAGATCATCGAGGATAAGCCACCCTTTAGCATCAAACTGACCATTCAAGCCTGCCTCCATACCTCTACCAGACAGGGTAGCGTATTTTTTACGCCTCGTAAGGTTCATCCTGTGAGCTTCGGAATCGGTGTGGGCTATGCTTTCATTCGGGAACACATCTACAAATGCGTATGTCGGGTCTTTAATCAGTTCCATAACACCGTCTACGAATGCCCCGCCCAGAGTGTTTGAGTAGGTTACATACAAGTTCGATGGTTCATCATTCCTTGCACAATGCCATGTTGTAGCAAAAGTCACTATCTGGGATTTGCCCGTTCTCGGCGGCTGATGCAGGTATAACTCGTCAAGTTTATCATCTTCCAAGTCTTGTATAGCATCAACTATCATCTTCAGTTGCTTTCTCCGGGGTTCGTAAAAGCGCTCTTTCCGAGGTCTGTATCGCTCTATATACAGACAAAAGCTATCTAACTCATACTTAGCTGCATACCTCATACAGTTATAGTATTGGTTTATTATCTTAAAGCCTATTTTATTGTCTTGTGAATACTGTTCAAGTTGTTCAAAACTACAATGTGATGTTTCCCTGATATAATCCCTAGTAACTTTAATCGCCATGTGTGCTACGTCAATAGTGAATTTAGGATCGTTAAAGTTATCTGCAAGTCTTACTGCTATCTCCATAGCATCTACAAACTCTTTATTTGCGCCATTGTATTTTAGGTAGGTCTGATACTCGCTCAGACGTTTCTCGATTTCTTCTCTTGTCATTGTCTATCTCCGCTTGTGTCTTGATAAATGGCAGAGCCTTTGTATTTTTCCCACTTGCATACCATACGTTGTACCATTTCCAAAATGTCTGATATGCCATCCCAAGTTTATCTGCACACTTTTGATACATTACAGGGTCTACATACACATACTCAGGCATTTCCAAGACTACGCTCTCCCATTGTTCTTTAGTCATTACAATACCTTTTGTTCTGTCTATGCCTGAATTTACTGAACGTAATGTGCTTAACATACCTGCTCCTTTGTAAAGTTTTTACAACGCTTACAATGCTCATGCGGAAAATCAGCCACCCACTCGCTATCAGCGTTACAGCATACCTCGTCATACAACCAGATACATTCATCCTCGTTTTTGGGGTTCTCTTTTAACTTTCCGTTTTCATTTGTAAGTTGTCTGCTCATAGAATACCTCTCAGAATCACCAGAATCGTTTTTTAGGTCGGTTTCGTGTCTTAGTGGTGTACTTATCATCTAAGACACTAAAAGTGTCTTAACGGGCAAATTTGAGCGTCAGGGTTTCAATACTAAATGCAATACCATCCCTAATGTCCTGCTCCCTGTTGCGTTTACCTCTGGATTCGAGAGTGGGATCGCCCCACTCTGTCCACCAAAGGTTTCTAAAGGAGTTCTCAAATGTCCGAGTAGCCATCATCATCATTACGGCAAGTGTCAGCCCCACAGTTTGGAGATTTATGGGGTTTACATTTCTAGGTTTCATCAGCCTATGTTTTTTAGATGGATTATTTGCCTGTGGAGCTGTCCTGCCATGCTATATCTCTAAGGGTTATAGCCATTTTCAAGCCATGTATACATTTTGTATACATTATGTATACACAGTAGGTGTATACACAGTATAAAATAAATTACTCTACTCTAAATAATCTATAGTTTTAGTTGATGTAGTACATATAACCCATATCTTTACTACTACTCTATAGGGATGTACTATTCTCTGTAGTCTTAGTAGGTCTATAGTTATTAGGTGTCCTGCTACTACACCTCCTAGGTATAGTTATACCCTTAACTCTATCTGGAGTATAGGGGTATATATATTATATATTACTACTTCTCTTTAGGTATGTACCTATTATCCCTATTCTTTGTAGTCCTATTATATGCCCTATTAGTATGTTCTTTAGAGGTTTATATATTATTGGGCTTTGATTATAGGGTATCTACTAAACCTAAAGGTCGGATTTTTGTTTTGTCGGTAGGTGGGGGGCTAAGTGCGGCGGTGGGGGTCGTTTCCCTGTAGACCCCTAGGGCATCCCCTCGCAGCTCTCCCAGAAACGCCCGCAGAGGGATCACGAAACGCACAACGGCGGGCGGGTGTCTTATTGTGTCTTAATTGTGCGGTATTTTTTCGCTAAATCAGAGTTTAGCGAAATAATAGAATCGTTTAAAATATGCCGCAAAGCCTTATAAATACAAGGTTTGCAGCGTTTCAGGGTGTTTTTATATCGTTTTGAATTGTGTCAGATTCCGGGACAATTAAACCGTTGTTAGTTGGTAGCGCCTGTTGTGATGATCCTGCGAGCTGTAGCAAGTCGGGCAAAACGTCCACGGCTGCCGCCTCGGTTCTGTCGTTTTGCGGGGTTTGTAGCTTATATTTGTAGTTACCTGCTGCGAGGCGTAAAATAGGCACTTGGCTATTTTCAAAGCCTGACACAAGCGCATTTTTGCTATTTTCTAGGGCTTTTTTTAATAGCTGAGAACGTCCACAGCTTAACCAATCATGCAAAGTGTCTTTATCAATCCCCGAAATCAAATAAAACCCCTCTAAACTACATACAAAACCATAGTATAAGCAAAGTCTATTATAAACCTCATAACATAATTCAACCTTTTTTATATTATAGTTTTTATTATATTTATTTATATAATTATCATAGAGCAATTCTAAATTGACAGAATAGACACAATCATATAAACGCTGTAGCAAGTACAAAAATTGATTATATGTAAATGCGGGGTAAATCTTTTTTTTGTCCATTGGTTCGGAGTATTGCAGCCCGTCAACCTCGATTATACGTTTAATATTATCCCGTAAATATTGCAAGTATGCGCTAATATCGTTTAAAATAATTTCGTTTGAGTTTTCAACAATTAAATCGGGCTTTTCGTCCATTTCTCCCGCCCCCTTTTTGCGTATTACTAAATATATTATTAAATATTATTATAAAAAGTTATTATTATAATATTACGAAATATAAAAAGCTGTTGTTTTCTGGGATCAAAAAAATTTTAATTTTGTCCGTGATCCTGCTGCGGGTCCGTTGTGATCTCGTTTAAAGGTTCCGGGCTTTTTTGCCCGTCCTGATTTAATTCTTTATCAATTACGGCTTTTAAATAATCATTGCATGATTTAAAGCCATTTAAACGGGCTTTTTTCTCAATGGCTGCTTTTTGACCCTTGTTAAGAAGTAATACAACTCTATCATAATTATTTTTTATGTAGTTATTTATATATTTGTTTCGTGCTTGGTATTTTTCCTTGATTTTTTCAAGCTCGTTTTTATCATCCATAAAAAGCCCCCTAAAAAGTTATTGTAATAATTTATTTCATAGCTTATTCAATAACATTTTATAAAAAGTTTGTCAATAATTTATTGAAATATGTTATTGTAATATGTTATTTGGTAAAGTTATTTACTATTTATTAGCATATATTATTATAATAACATATTGCAAAAACGCCCTATTTATGCGGCTTTTGTGTTATTGCAATAACTTATATAAATAAATTATTGTAAAAATGTAAAATGTTATTGCAATAACTTTTAATCTATGTTATATTATAACCACAGGGAACAACAAAACATAATATAAAAAAGGGGGTGAAAAAATGAAATATATTGTAATTTATAAAGAGCTTGATCCCGTTTTCGGTAGCCGTGAAAATTATATTGAGTGCGAGAACGCCACACAGCGAAACAACAATATAAAAGAGCTTAAATTCTCGGATGATATAATCGAAATAAGTTTTTGCAAATTCTACGCAGACGGCGAACCCGGAACAATTAAAACAGTATTCAAGAAGTAAAAAACCACATCATAACATCAAAAAAACACTATTTAAGGAGGTCAATATTATGACACAAAAATATTATTATGGAAACCCCGTTTCCGATTATGGCATGGAACACAACAGAGTTGATTATTCAACATTTGCAAAGGCTTTTAATCATGTTTATTGTGATTTTGAGGCACTCGCAAAAGCTGCGGGCTATGACTTCGAACCCGTAGGAGGTAGCGATTATTATTACGAGCTTGACGGTGAGACATACACCCCCGAAGAAATGGAAACAAAAAAGGAAGAACTCGAAGCACATTTGCAGGAACTCGAAGAAATGGAGGACGCAAGCGAAGAAATAGCAAGCGTTGAAAATGATCTTGAAGAACTGCAAGAAGAAAAATATTATGATATTTTTCAATATTACATAGTACCTGAAAACGCTGTTGAAATACTCGAAGAAAACAACGAAATAGTTTTATACTCCGATACATTAAACCTTTATGTTTGGGGCGTTACTCACTACGGAACGGCTTGGAGTTATGTGCTAACCGACATTGAAATTTAATATACACCCCGCCGCAGCTTTTGGAAGTTTCCACCGTTCGGGACGGTGGCGGCGGTTTCTGGCAACAAAAAAACATAACCACATCACAAAAAAATCTATAATAAGGGGGTTTTATTATGGCACAATTAGAAATGCACTTGACAAAAAAACAATATACAGCCCTAGAGGGGCTTGCCTATTGGATCGCTAATTTGCATTATATGCGGGAGAGATACGGAAAAGACGAGCCGGAGCTTGAAACCTGTAGAAAAACTATTGAATTATGTTGTTTCCCTGACTTAGACGCTCTGCACGTTCCTTTTTGGGTACAAAATAGCGTTATATGTTGGGCGGAAAATTGGAGAAATTACAAAGATACATATTTTGACAGCTTTTTAAAAACAAAAAATATTTTTGTAGATAGAAAAGACATATAAAAAAGGGGGTTATATTATGACATACGAAAATTATTATGATAGTTTTAAAAAAATAGGTAGCTCGGACATAGATATACAAGCAATAACCGAAAATTTATATAATAGTTGTTGCGATATGGATTTTAACGACTATACAGAGACAGCCGAAAAAGACAAATCACAATTAGAGGATGCTTTATACCATTTAAAGGCTTGTGCCGATAATCCTTATAATAACGATTACTTCAGGACTTTAATATATGCGCTTGCTATAGCTTTTAAGGGGGTGATTTAATGACCATAACAAAAAATAATTTTATGATCCTAAGGGCGGCAGCTTTACAGGCTGCCGAAAATAACACCCAAATTTTAAAAGCTATACAGGAGACAGAGACAGCCGCCGAGATCGCAAGCAAGAAAACAAGCCAATATATATTAGAGAAAAGAAAACAAAATAAAAATTATTGTAGATAGGACCCGTCAAGGGTCCTTTTTTAGTCCAAACGGTTATATTATAACCGAGCTTTTTAAAATGCTTTTATTTGGGTTTTTGGTGTATGGTGGCATATTATACCACAAAGCCCGCAAAAGTCCAAATATGAGCGTTTTAGCATTGTTTGTGATATAGCTGCGGGATATTGTCAGGAATCGCCCGCAGGGATCACAGCAAAAAAGACTTGACGCATTTAAACGGGTTTAAACGGCTTTATTTTATAAAGTGGTATAAATACCCACTAACAATATAAAACGGCTTTAAAAGGCGTTTAAACGCTTTACAGGGGCAAACGACACAAAGCCAACACAAAACAAGCAACAACGCCCGCAGGGATATCACAAAACGCATAATTTGCCCGTTTTGGGCGGTTTCGTGGTATGGGTGGCACATAGTACCACAACAGGCAAAAAAACGGTTTATGGGCGTTTTATGAGGTCAAGCCCCCGAACCCGTCCCCGATCCCGTCAGGGCGGGCGGGGTTTCTGGGAGTGTCGCAGGGATTCCGGAAATTCTAAAGAATCTCTAAAAAAAGTGTGAAATCCGAGCAAAATCTAGGGTAGGATTTCGGAAAAAAATATATCAAAAATTCTCAGATTTTTGGGGCGATATAGGGGGGTATCAAAATAGTTGCATTGAAATTTTGGCGAGATTTGAGTTGAAATTCCCAGAAAATATCAAAATTAATTCGATATAGTTTTAAGCAAGTTTCAGAGCAATATTTGAGCATAAATATGTGTGCAAATATGAGCATATAAGAGCCGAAAATTTGCAAGGCAGCAGGACGGTATCAGGATCATAGCATCAATATAAAAGAGAATGCACTCTCCTACTGAGAACGCAAAGGAAATCTTTAGGAACGCATAATTAATTTTGTGATCGCATACATGAGCTTGTCTAAGCATTGTCTAAAATAAAAAGTCTTAGCAAAGCCAAGAATCAGCATTTTCAGGAGTTCCCTGACACCGCTAGTCTAAATCTTGTCTAAGTCCCGTCTAAATGTCTCAGACTTAGACAGGCACTCAGGCATAAAAAAATAGCCCCTGCACTTGCAAGAGCTATCAAAAAGGTTTTGTGCTTAATAAGTCTCGGATGTACCCATTTACTTATCCGCAAACTTGATTATACGCTACAAAGCGTAAGGAAGTCAAGCAGAATCTAAAAAATATATGAAATTCGGATAGAAATTGGGGTAGGGATCGTGGAAAAATTTTTCGGAAAATTTCTGGATTTTCATCCCAGACATAGGGGGGCTATCAAAAAGTTGCATTGGAAATTTTGAAGGTAGGTGTCTGATTTCCATATAAAGAAAAACGTCATTTTGAAATTGACACATCTGGGGATGTGTGGTACACTTATGAGGTCATAATTAAAACCAATTTTGGTTTTTTTGATGATGTGGTTTGGGCTGATGGTGATGCGTCAGCCCTTTTTTTGTTGCAAAAAAATATAACCGCATTTCTACGGTTATACTCACCTTGATTATCAAGAGGATTCCTTCATACGGCTAGGAATTGCCTAATCCTCTCTCCTATTTGGTTACACATTTGGTTACAGTAATCAAATGCAATTCTGGAAACCCTTGAAAATCAAGGCTTCGTAGCGCGCCTAATGGGATTCGAATAGATTGTGTAAATCCCAAAACCCTTGATACTACGGGCTTCGTACCCTTTTTTAGATTATTTACATTTGATTACACTTTTTCAAGCACCGCTTTTATGTCGGCAACTTGCTCATTACTATAAAAGTAATGTTTCTTTGTGGTGAGTATTTCCGTGTGTCCTAACTGCTTGATCTTCACAATATCGCTAACCCCGGCATTCTCCAGCTTAGTAGCGTATGTCTTACGCATCTTGTGAAAACTTCTAAACCTTACGCCAGCACATCTGCACAGGGTATCTACCTTGTTAGATAGCCAAGCAGCCTTGATACGCTTGCCGTCTCGTAAGAAAACGTAGCCGTCCCTGCTCCCGGTATACTCATATAGCTTGTTCATATACCTTTGAGCTTCATCAGTAAGCACGACTTGACGTATACCGTCTCGTCCTTTAGTGAAGTTTCTAACTTCTTCTATCCACTCACCATGATTATCTTTATATTTTATTTCAGTTCTTTGGACTATTAAAGTATCGCCTTGATAGTCAGACCATCTAAGGGCGGCAACTTCGCCCACCCTCAGACCTGTTTCAAACGCTAGTATCACGCCTAGCCCCAGCATATCCTCGTTGTCAGCCACAAACTTCTTTATCAGCGTTTCTTCTTCCCGGCTGAAAACCTGTTCTTCATCTAACACAACCCGTCGCTCAAATATCTTGCTCGACAGATTCAACTCTGCTAAGAACAGGCTCATACGCATATCTGTATATCCGTGTTTCCGGGCGTATACCATAGCCCCACTCAGCAGTATACGCATATTGCCCCAATTCTTAGCTGTCAGATGCCCCTCGGCTATGCTGGTCTTTATAAAATTCTCTAAATATAGTTCGTCAATCTGTTTAATCTCTTTGGTTTCAAGTTCGGTCCCGTGGATATACCGCTTGTAGTCAGCCGTATATCGGTCATATGTTTGTTTCTGGATTTCGCCATATTCAAGTTTCTCCGAAACCCAACAATCAAAACAATCCTTAAACTTGATCTTAGGGTCTTTATAGTTCTCAATGATTTCATCTTCAAGAGCCACCCTATTGCTCTTAGCTATCAGCCTCCTTTTACCCGCTACGTCAACATACGCCTTCCAACGACCATCGGTAGCTTTCCAGATTTTAGTTTGGTCAAGAATCTTTTGTCTATTCATCTTTTCGTATTCTTGCCGTATGAAGGTGAAATCTATTATAGAACTATTTTCCAAAAATTGCAAGAAGTCTTTTTCATCATCCATGAACCATATCCTCCATACGCAATTTTCTTATACGATTGTACTCTGTGCGCAAAGCCATACATCTGTAGCACATCGTCCTACCCGGTTTAGCTTTCTTCCCACATCTGGTACACAACCCTTGCTCCTTGCGCTTTTGATATACTTTATTGCCGTTAATTCTCGCTAATTCGGCAGCTTTCTCTTTATGTCTTGCTCTATATCTCTCTTGATATGTAAGATTCATTGCTTTACATTCAATACAAGTCTTTTCGCCAAAGTACAATCTATTTTTTTTACATCTAGGACATATCCCAATGCCCTGATATAAAATTCTTGTGTGTCTATCTACTCCCATTTTCATTTACAAGGGGCAAACCTAGGTTTTTGTGCGCACTTTGCCCTTTTACCCCTTTCTTATGGTTATAATCTAACCGAGTTTCTTCCTTATTATATATATAATATATATTAATATTAATTATGGTCAAATATCTGGTCATATGTCCGGCTGCAAGAATAAGAGCAAAGGTATAACACCGCTTCGTTCTTTCTCCTAGTCCTCGTTCTACGTTTGTAAACCCATTGATTAGAATCCGAGATCATAAAATCCTTCTCGCATATAGGACACCTATACATTGTTACCCCGTGAGCAAATTTCCCAGAGTTTGTAGTCTTGCAACGCTCCCTGATAGCCTGTTCTTCTTCCAAACTAACTTCGTTCATCTGTGCCATATTCAAGTTGCTCCTTCTCAGCTTCAGCGATTATCTTAAAGAAACGCACCCAACAATCATAGCAGGAAACCTTACCACAGTTTTCTTCGCACCATTCAACGCCTGTCTCTGGGTCTATGTCGTTCATAAATTCGTAAGCGTCCAAATCTCCATACTCATATTGGCAGGGTGGCTCAAAAAATTTTGCTATCAAATGTATAATATGTTTAACATCATCGTTCATATAACATCCTTTCTAGAAGTATGCCTTGCAGGAAAGAGTGGTTTTTTAACAGCGTCCTCAATACTCCAACCTTTTTTTAATCTTCTCCATAATGTCGATCTATTTAAACTAACTTCTTCAGCCAACTGAGCCAGAGTATAGTTTTTTCCCCTATAACTCAAAATGCGATTGTCAGACCTATTATTGTTCTGCTCTTTTATTGTTTTCCATCTACAATTTGATGGTTCATAGTTTCCTTTGCTATCAATTCGGTCAAGAGTTAGCTCTTGATTATATCCATTTTTAAAAGACCATTTAGCAAAACTCAGATAATCATCCCACCATTCTTTGCAAACAGTTATTCCTTTTGCCCCATAAAATTTATAGCAGGTATTGTTTTTCTGGCTACACCTTGCCTTCATACCTTGCCATATTCTAATCAATCTTTTGTCACCATATATATCCATTTCTGAATATGCCCTTATTACATTATAGCCAAGTATAGGTTTCCCTGACCTTCCGTGTTCTCCAACACGATTAGGTTTTACCCCTAAAAATTCACAAGCACTTATTTCAGACGGAAACGAATAGTATTTTCCATCTTTTTCTAAGATATATGGTCTTGTCCTACTTGTCATTTTGTCTATCCTCCCACAGTTCATCAGCCGCTTGTTTCATAGATTTCTTGCTTATGCAACCATCACAGCCACTTGTAATCGTGCCATAGATGTAGCACTTGTGGATTTCACCATCACCACAATAGTTTGCGCAAGTCTCGTCAACTTTCATCTTCGCTCTCCAATACATCCTGTAAGTCTTTAACTACTTTGCCGTATACACCAACTTTACCTGTCAGATACGGACTAACCTTTAGGTTTCTCCATTCTTCTTCAAGTACCTCTATCTCGTTCTGGTAATCTTCGATTAGGGATTTTATCTTTTCTTCAATCGTCATTCTTTACCTCCTTGTCTGCTTCTATTATTGTTGGAGCATCATCAATGGTTGACCTCTCTACATTTCCAAATATCCATTTTTTTCTTAATGCATCACCATCAATCAACCTTCCGTGATTCTTTGGAAGTACAATGCCATTTCTTATCGCTTCTGCCAATATATCAACTTCAAGGCTCGTAAGATTACATACACAATCTTGATGCCATCTGCACATTTCCTGCATATTGTCGGGTATATCAATTACTATCTGCATTCGCTCACCTCCTACAAATCACCCATACTTCCAAAGTCAACATAATCTGGAGCAAACTTGCATTTAAACATCTTCACTCTACACTTATCACCGTCTGAAAAAGAGCATTCTTTACATCTGAATACCAAATCATCTTCGACTTTAGCATCTATACAAAATGCTTTAGTAAATTGGTCTAATATCTCTACCGCTTTATGCTCATCATTTGCTATTCTTCCAGAATAATATTCTCCACTACCCATTATTTGCTCACCTCCGATAAATGCTTGTCGATCATCTTTAAAATTGTTTCAAAATGTTCATCATCAAGAAAATCATCTTGGTAATATTGACAAATATTATCCATAACCTTTTTCCATGCTTTTAGGCTTGCTATTGACTTTTTTACCGCTATGCCATCATCAAGGCTCATGGTAAATGGTTCTTCTCCAACGGTATGTACGGCATGGCTTGAAATGTTTTCAAGCCTTCTTATTGTTTCATCAATCGTCATTTATTCAGTTCCTCCAACGGTTTATCAAATACCATATCTATCTCGTAAAGTGCCTGCTTATCGTCTTTAAACTTCTCTATCATTTCAGCGTATATATTTAATAGTTTCTCCTTGTATTCTTCCTTTGTCATAGGCATTCCTCCTAGATTTCAATTTCTTCGTTCCAATAATGCTTGATTCTCTGCTCGGCACTCTTAACTTGATTGCAAAAGAGACAGATTCCATTAAATTCATAAACCATAGGGCACCCGTCACAAGTTCTCCTGTTCCCACATATTTTCATCTTCTGTTCTTTCGTCAGTAGCTTGCGTTGTATCTTCATTACGATCTCCTTTGGCTCAAACTCACAATTCCAACTTTCGCAAGCGTAACATTCTTCGTTTCCGTTAGTAAATCCTGCCAACTTGTAGTGTTTACAGTTCTCACAATCCCTATCATCTACCCTTGATACTTCTATCATTCTGTTACCCCCTAAATACTTGTCTCGTTCCCTCATAAGTCCTGTGCATATTGGCTGATATACTACCCTTGCGTAAGTAGTTGTAGTAAACCATAGGATTGTCGAATAACTCTGTTCTATGCGGTTTCTTCATCATATCTGCATGGAAATAGGAATCTGATACAGAATATACATCCGGGAATCTTGTATCTCCGATGTAGTCTCTACGCCACGCTTTACACCAAACCGCTACATAAGGCTCACCATGCTTGTTTAGTGGCTTAGAGTACATAACGCCCTTCCAGATAAAGCTGAAACATAATAATTCGGGATCGTTGGTTTCCTTTAACTTGCGGTCTATCTGCTCAAAGACAAACTCATGCAGAAACCAATCGTCATCATCAAGCCATAAAATGTATTCCCCTCGTGCAATATCAAGTCCGGCATTTCTGCTCAATCCATCTCTGCCGTAGTCAACTTCAATCGTCTTAGCACCATAACTCTCAGCGATTGCCTTAGTATTGTCAGTACATCTATCACAGACAACTATCAACTCGAAATCCCTAAATGATTGACTTTTAATACTGTCAAGCCCCTTAGTTATGTAGTTCTCAGCGTTATGTGTTGGTATTATTACTGAAAATTTCATTTAATCCCCCATACCTCCTTTGTCCTTCTTGCCGTAATTCCCAATTCATCGGAATAGCTGCCACTTCGTAGAAAATCGTAATAGTACATAGGCATTCGCCAAACATCAAACTTTGGTTTTTTCTGCATTATCAGTTTGTGAAACCCAGAATCACTTGCTGGTTTAATATTCGGAAACCTTGTATCACCTATAAAACTCCTACGCCAACACTTGTTAGTACAATGTGGGTAATACTCGCCATTTCTACCTGATATAGCACCAACTACGCCTATGTGTTTCCAGACTATATCAAAACAGATAGCGTCAGCGTCATTATCCTTAATCCGTTCTGCTAACTGTTCAAACACAAATTCGTGCAAGTACCAATCGTCTGAATCAATGAAAAGTAGCCACTCACCTGTTGTATTCTCAATTCCTAAGTTTCTGCCTAATCCCTCATTGTGCAAATCAGCTTCAAGCGCCTTAAAGCCATAACTTCTTGCTGTGTCAGCCGTATCATCAGTACAAGCGTCAGCAATAACTACACATTCATAATCTGTATATGTTTGGGATTTTATTGAATCTAAGGTCTTTCTAATGGTTTCAGATGAATTGTGTGCAGGTACGATAACTGAAAATCTCATTCTTCGTCACCTTCTTTCTCATAAGGTAGATCGTTACATTCGGGTTTATTTTTTAAAGTCCACATAAGCCCAAACAAGTTCCACAATACAGCTCTGTCGTGTGGTTCATCATCCCAACCGTCATACCATTTAAGTAAGTGCCTTACGCAACTATCAATGTAACAATGTGCAGGAATACCTTTTTGCCAATTCCTCTCGGCGTATTTCTTTGCACCCTGTTCATAGTGCTTTGATAATTCCATAAGTGCTTGACCGGGCTTATCATTAAAAGCTCTTTGAACAAATATATCTATACAACGTGTAATAGCTGATTCTTCACTTTTGCCCCAAAGTATCTTGTCTAAGTTTTCAAGTATCACGCTGCAAGTTTCAGCTTTCATACAATCTGGATTCCTTACCGGGCTTGAAATATAGCCGAAATATTTACCTACACAATCCAAAGGGAGTAGATCACATCTGCCACGCCCTTCAGCAGCATCTCTAACCGCACCCGTTTCAAATATTCTTCTTTCACCACTATCTTTTATTTCCATCTGAATTTATAACCTCCACTTGTTTTTCTTTTTCCGTTACAACATAATGATATTTTTCCAGAATCAACACCTAATATCTTGCTTGCACTCTGTATTGATACAAATTCTTGTTCTTTACCCGTAGCAATCTCTGTTACAATAATACTTTTAGATAACTTAGCAGCTATTATGTCAATTTTCTCGTTATGTGCTTTCAAAAGTCTTTCATACTTGCCATTGTGATGATTGTTTTCAAAGCTATCTGTCCAATAAAGATTAGTTACAAGATTGTTTGTCCTATCATCGTCTAAATGACCTACCATCGGTAAGTTAGTCTCGTTAGGGATAAAAGCTGTGGCTACTAATCTGCTAACAAGTTCTGACTTTTGCTTGCCGTCCTTATGTAGATTTACCTTCTTATAGCCATGACTATCATATTTTTGTGACATAATTCCTTCGTTTTTATCTGCTATTCTTGTTTTAACATACAAACTTTTTACTCGCCCATGATTGCTAACTTTATATAAACCCTCATAGCCGATACAATCTTTCCATTCTTCAGCAATCATCATAACTCTCCTTCCCGGCTGATAGCCCCATTCCGACTATCAGCCTAACAACAATGCCCTTTGTCTAAGTCTGTGTGTGATATATTTGGGTGTCTTATGCGTTAGACTTTTGGGGCTTTATTTCCACGGCTTATTGCCGGAGGGATCATAAGAATTTTTCTAAATCTCCATTTTCTCCAAAATGTCTTTCTGCTACAGCCATAGGAAATTCCTCTATCTCGCTTGACCAAACAGGCTTTATGCCACTTCTTATCGCACATAAAGGAAATCCAGATATTCCATCAAACAAACTTGCCATAGTAGGATTTTCACATCCATCTTCCTTTAACTGTTTGGCTATTCTATCCATAAGCCATTGCCAAAATGGTAACGCTATGCTATTTCCAGCGGCTTTATATTTCGGAGCGTCAGAATCCTTGTGCAATTTTCCTTTGCTATCCGTCCATTCGCCTATATCCATCCAACCATCGGGATAACCCTGTAATCTGGAACATTCTTTTGGTGTAAGCCTACGAACTACTAAATTCTCCATTACAGCCTGTTGATCGTGCATACAATCCAAGGCATAAGTTTTATCGTGCATACCCATTGGTGCGGTCTGACCATTGCCGACACACACTACTTCTCGCTCTGTTCCTTCTCTTTCACCACATCCCTTGAAATAATTGCTATCCAGAGTACCAGCGGTATCTCCATTTATACCTTGTGTAACCATCGGTACATATCCACCACCTTCACCCGCACTTGCGACTAAAGATGTAGATATTCCATCTTCCCTTATCGTTGCATGATTTTGATTGCTTTCAAGCAACACAGGCTCTTTTGATTCTTCCATGGTACGTTCCTCCAAAACATACGGCATATTGTTTCCACCACCGCCCCATCCGGCTGCAGCGGTAACACAAATATCGCCACATTCTGTCATTCTTGTATCTTGTCTATGCCAATCATAAACCGTCTGTTTTTCTATAATTACTGTTGGCGTTCTTGTTTCACCACTATCAAAAACATTCAGAGTATCGTTTATCTCTGTTTCTTCCCATCCTTGACCATCATCTTTTGATTTGGCATGGGACGATTTTTTATAAGTGTTAAACAACACATTTTCTTTATTTTCATTCATAAGATGCAAATTGCCTTTTCCTTCTGCTGTAAGTGTAGGAGATACATCACTGTAATAAATTCTTCCTGACATATCATATTTGCTACCATCGACTTCAAATGTCATTATGGATTTATCAAACTCTGTTGTTTCAATACCTAACAAATCCTTTAATTGCAACCATATATCAGCGTCCGGGATAGCAAAATATTTATCTTTTCTAAACCAATGTTCAACCATAGTTTTAGGCTTATTAAGTCTTTCTGCTATTTCCGTTATGCTTATGATCTTGTGTTGGTTAAGGCATTCTATGAGTTTAGGTATATCAACATCATATTTACGTTTAGTTACTTCCATTTCAACATTGACGTACTCTTTTATTACTACGCATTGTGGTCCATTATTATCTCGTGCATTCAATGTTCCTGTCACTGCCCCACCCTCTACCCATTTTGGGGTTATGTCATCTCTTATACTGAATAACACACTTTCCTTCGTCAACATATTGGTTTCCAACTCCTTTGTAATCTCTTGCACATAAAGCTCCTACTGTTTCACAAATACCCCCCCCCCCCCGGTCCTTTAGCGGTAATCGTAGGACTTTGTTCTTCAATTACTGAAAATCCAAATTTTGCATTTTGCCCTTGATTAAAACTTGCCCTGTCAAGTCCATAGGCAACACTCGGAATGTTTTTAACATCCTGTCTTTGACACATAAGCGTAGGGGATACTTCTTCGCTTGTAGCATTATTCAGACCATCAAAGGCTTGAACAACAGCCATACCACCCTGATTACAAGCCGGACTGCCACCATTAAGGTCAAGCGTTCTGGAAGTGTCAGCTTCATACACTCCCGAATGTGGATTCGGGGATTTCATAGCGTTACTGTCATAAGCAGATATGCCATAACATACTGCCTGTCCCCTATCACTCATGGGATTAGATGGAATCGTGTATGCTATTTCTTCTTGAACACTTTGTGAAGCATTATCCCTATCACCACAAGCCTGTGTAGAATATGCTACTGCCTGTGCATTATCACCAGCGTTTGCTCTTAAACTACCACTTACATCATCTTCGTAAACATGACCACCTAATCTTGATGCCGAACCCGGCTCAAAGCATACGCAAGGAACATGGTCTGAATCGCTTTTAATGGCATTTAAGGTTTTGCTAACATTTCCTGTTGTGGTTTGGTTATATAAATCAACTCCAATAACTGACGGACCCGAATGTGTAGGACTACCCCCACTTGCTGCGTTTAATGTTGCTGCCGTTTCCCCTGTTATAGTTTGGTTGTATAAATCACATCCCACATTGGATTGCATAACATAGGATTCACCACCCCCATAACGGCACTCACCACTATAAAGGCTTTCAGCAACACCATTTTCACTTTGGATATGCTTACTTTGAACATCCCAAGGGTTTAAGCACTCCCCTGTAATAAGCGTCTGATCTTGCGATACACCCAAAGTCCCGCTTAACTCTGTTTGAACCAAGGCTCCTTTCCCAGCACGTTTGCCATGCGAATCTACATCAACGCCCCCCCTAATTTTGAGGGTGTAGCTGCTTGTCTCTCCAACGCTATCTGTAACAGTTTCGGTAATTCCTTTCCCCTTTTCGCCGCCCTGTTCAGTATTCCCTGACAGGCTTTTTCCGACAACCTGTATTTTGGGTCTGGATTGCTCTCTAATATCTGTGACAATTTTGTAGGATTCGGAATCATTGGTTTCTCCGAGCAATTCAAATAAAATTTCTGGGGCTGTGTGTCCTCCGTAGTCAGCGAGTACACATATGCGCTTTCTTCTTTGTGGGACACCCCAGAACTGTGCGTCATGCACTCTCCAAGCAACGCTATATCCGTCACCCATGATACATCCGGCTGATGCCCATTTTTGTCCTTTCGCAAGTCTAGGCACATAGGCGTTTTCGTCAGCCACCTTACAGGTTTCTTCAAGGACGGCTCTAAAATCTTCTCCATTGTTGGAACTAAAGGCTCCGCAGACATTCTCCCAAACTGTGTATCGAGGTTGAACACATCGAATATCGAAAGTTGCCCCTCCACTTGATAATCTCTTAATGCTTTCATTTCTCTGCTCCTTAATTATTCTTATCTGTTCCATAAACAGACCTGATCTTGTGGTTTCATCATCACCCATTTCTGAATGTTTAAGACCTGCCCTTTTTCCAGCTACTGACAAGTCCTGTCTAACAAGGTGAACCACCTGTGATTACATCTACTAAAGGTACACATGAACCTTTAATTTTACATACATCACCAAAGTTTATCACCATTCATCACCTACCTTTCCGACTTTAATAAGTCATTTTCTAATTCATATCAAACCCATCAGGCATAGGAATCAAAATCCCTGTTTCTTCTGCCATTGTCTGCTGTATGTCTTTCCAACTAACATATTCCTTAACTAAGCACTCAGCTCTGGAATTAAACAACTTGATAAACCTGTTTATCTCCGGCTGCTCAAATCCAAATTCATCGTGCATACAATAAATTGAGATAAGTAACATAGACTTAATCGTGTTAGCCTTTTCTGAGACTTCAAATTTCTTCAAGTCAGATTCCTTGACTTTTAGGGGTATGTTTCTTGCCCCACGCATAGCCAAGTCTTTTTCAGCTTCATCTATGCCCTTTGACTTGACCATTTCTAAAATCCAATTAGCGCCCTCATACCGGGCTAATTCTTCCTTAGATAATCTGCTCATACAGCATATTCCCCCACAAGTCTGTACTTGTAATAATGGGTTCTGTCACCATATCTGTTCTTTGTCTTGATGCACTCTGTCTCAAAAAGATAACCTTTATTCTCTAACTCACATATCCTTGCGGCTAACTGTGTGCATCCCAACTCTATTACCGCTTCGTAAGCTGTTATACTTCCACGTTCTTTGATGTACTGCAATACTCTATCTCTCTGTGTTATTCTTGCCATGTTTAGTCCTCCTGTTCATCGTAATATCCAGACTTTCTAAGTAAGTCCATCTTCTTTTCCCTTGCTTCGCTATTGCCTACAGGGTACTCAGGTAATGCTATCTGCATCGTGAAATCTTCAATCCTGCGCCTAACACGTTCATCAATGTTTAGGCTTTGTACTTTGACATTTGATGTAACTATGGTTACAAGTTTCCTTGAAGTCCTTGCATCAAGTATCTGGAATAAAATGTCCTGCAACCAATCGCCACCTGTCTTACGCTGACCTATATCATCAAGTACAAGCAACTTGCATTCCCTTAACAGTTTCATAGGATCACGCTTATCTTCTTCGTAAGCGTTCTTATCCCCGGAATTAGCAATATCCAACAAGTCAGCCGTTCTTACAAATCTTGTGCCTATCTGATATTTGTTCATCAGTTCATTACAGATACAGCTTGATAACATTGTCTTTCCTGTACCTTTTGTTTCTGACCAAATATATAAGCCCATGCCTTCTTCATCAAACATTTGAAAGTTATTAATAAACCCATCAACTACTTTCTTGTGCTTAGATGTGTCTATGACATTGCCCTTATCATCCTTATAAGCATCCCACTTGAAAGCTGAATACCTGTCTGCTGAATGTGATCTCGGTATGTTGGAAATCTTGTTAAGTGATTTAACTACTTCAGCTTGTCCACCATTACACAAAGGACATTTCTTACCAACAGGAATTTCCCAATCTTCCTTGTAGATGTTTGGTACGCCACGCTCTTTAGCGTATTCAGATGCTTTTTGCATATACAAGTACATCCCTGTACCACCACATTTAGGACATTCATTACCATTCTGGGTGATAGTTTCCATCTTTATCTACCTTAGTCCAATCATCTATATGGACTAACCCTTTCTTTTTGTCATTTTCTTCTCGTTTCTGTTCTTCCCTGTTAGAAACGTAGTTAGCATCTTTACGCTCCCAAGTGCTGATAGCCATTTTCCAATTTTTCATCTTGTTCTTGCCTATCATCCATCCTTTTGATTCGTAAAATGAATAAAACGATTCGGGATCAACGCTACTTTTCCGTTCATCACAATAGGCTTTAATCTCGTCTATTGTGGGTGGGATGAACTTGTATACACCACTCTGTTTTTCTTTTTGGTTTACTTTTTCTTTAGTATTACTCTTATCTATACTATTCTTATCTGTGTATACATCCTCTATGTATACATGACCGTCACCCTCGGTATAGGCTCCGTTCTTCTCGATTATCAGCTCGCTAAATTCCTTTTGATACTTAGTGGGGGCTATCCTGTCTTTCTGGAGATAGTTGTTTATACGCCAATGCTTGATTGCTAATACGCCAGATTCAAACGGTATGACAAATCTTTTGGCTATCAAGGTTTGCAAATCTTCTTCCTTTGCTCCTACCTGCCTTATGATTGCTTTAGGTGAATTAACAAAACCATCATCATCTGCCATCATCCCCATTGTCATGTATAAGCACCTAGCACCCAAAGACATATCCAGAAATGCGTCACTAAGCACTATTGTTTTAGCGAACATCCTACGCTCTGCGATAAGTCCCCACCCCCTTGTAACAAGTAAGTAATAACCTGCGCTGATTCATCAGGCGTACAAAACACAAATTCACAACCATATTTAGCTTCACAAGTCATACAGCACTTCGCTAACCAACTACCTTTTGCACAGTTTGGATAAGCCTGTTTGCCCTGCTTAAAGATAAATGCTCTTGGATTTTTCCATCTGAACAGATCTTTTATTTCTTTGACAGGCGTGTTATAGATGTTTTTCTTTTGACTAATCCATTGAAAATCATTCTCAACAACGATATAGAGTTTGATCCCGTTATTCTTAGCCAACAGAAGTTCATCCCGGAAACGCTCATGCTCTGCCTGAAAGTCACTTATAAGCTCCATGATTGATTGCTTGCTATCTACGGAAATGTTATAAGTACCCATCAAATCCATCTTCTTCAAGTCAACCCCACGTTTAGCCTTACGGTTTATCACATCTTCCATTTTGGGGTTGTTAAGCACATAATCGCCAACAGGAAGTGGTATTCTGACTATCTCAACACCCTGTTCAGCCCACCATTTGTTTTTGATGATGTGTTTTCCCTCCTTGTTTCCTTTGTCCTCATAAATCAACATACAAATACTCCTTATATCCATATCTTTGATTTTTCGTTTTCACAATGTTCGTTGTACCATTCAATAGCTTGTCTATATGTAACTCCATTATTTTTGAATACATCTAACAAGGCATACATCTTAGGGTGTGTTTGTTTCAACTTTAAAAATCTGGAATCATCTTTGCTTTCAGTTTGTGCGCCAAACCCACACAATACACATCCTGTCCTTTGACACCCCGTACATCTATATTTTTTGTCTTGCTCATAGAAGCCTAAATCTCCGAATGTTAGCTGACCTTCAATCTGCCCCCCAAAATCCTCTACAACAGAACCATATACTGAGCATATCTTCAAATCGTTTTTGACCACATATTGCAACACATCATTTTCTGTCCAAAAACTCATAGGGTTGCTTACAGGTCTCTTTACATCAAAAGCATTACACCCGTTTTGCAGCCATTTCTGTTGCCTTAAAAATGATTCATCTGCCATCTGAGCCAACATAGGGTGTCTGCCTGTTTGCTTTTCGTAAAGATGAATAGGATTTTTCTTCATAACATTGCAGCACTTCTTAGATACATCAAACGGCGCTTCAACAAGGAAATTGTACTGAGAAATGTTGTAACGGCTTGCTTGTCCCGTTTTGGGGTCTATTCGTTCTCCATTAAGGCGTTCAAGCCTGTACTTAGGTATTTCCTTACCCTTTGCTATAAATGATCGGGATTCGTCTATAATCTGAGACACTTCTTTAGAAATCATTGGAAAACCGTATTGCTCACACACTTCCATAAAACTGATCCTTGGCTTTATGATTTCCACATTATCAAAAGTCTTAGTAAATTGCCGTAGTTCTGGGTACTGAGTAGGTACATCTACAAACACAGCAGGAATACTTTTGTAATCACAAACATTTCTAACAATATCTAAGAGAACCGTACTGTCCTTGCCGCCTGAAAAGCTGACGTATACCCCATCTTCTCCGTATTCGTTCACCCATTGCCTTATTCTTTCCCTTGTAAGCGAGACCTTTACATTCAAAGGCAGGTTTTGTTTCAATCTTAAATCTTCAATCGTTCTTAAACTCATTTTCAACTCAACCTCATTAAGTGTCTTATCGGTGTGTGATTGTGTAGTACCGAGACACCTCCTTAGCAAAAAAATTAAGCATTCGGGTTTTCATCGAAATAAGCAGCGCCTTCCAAGCCTGAAATATCCATAGATGATGATATATAAGCTGCCGTGTCTTGTATTTCGTTTTCTTCATGTTTTGAATCGCAAACCATAATCGTCTGAGCTATAATGCCAACATTACTGCAATACTTACCATTTTCGTCTTTGTATCTACTTTGTTGCAAAGCGCCTTCTAACATTACTTTTCTTCCCTTTTGCAAAAACTTAGCTACAAACTCAGCTTGTTTATTAAAACAAGTTACCTGAAAAAAACTTGCTTGCTTAGAGTAAATCCCATTAACCGCTAAATTAAATTTACAAGTAACTGTCTCTTTATCTCCCTTAATGATCTTCTTTAAATCCGGGCTACTCGATAACCGCCCAGAACAAATATATCTATTTATGTCTGCACTCATAATTGATAACTTTTACCTTTCCTTGCGAAATAAATGTTACTCTGAGTAACTTTTCTTATAGCCTTTTCAAATGTGAGTATATCTGAATTGCTTTCTGACAGATGCCCCACTATTACGTTGTTCAAAGTATGGTCACGATCCGTAACCTTTATAAAATCCACAGCCGTATTTAATTCAAGATGCCCTGACAAGATGTGCCTTTTCTTAGCTTCGTTATCTTCTAAGGCTAAGTATTCATCCATGTAATCTATGCCGACAAGTAAGTTATTTATGCCCTTAAAACGCCACTTTATAAACTCACAATCTGTAACATAGACCATTCGGAACGGCTCTTTGTCGTGCCATATATAAAATCCGTATATGGGGCATTCGCTACCGTCACCGTTGGTATGAACAAATTTACCTTCCTTGTCTGTCAAAGCAAAATACTGAACAAAGAAGTAACCCTTTGAAAATTGGTCTACTTTCGGCTTGCCCATGTATGGCGCAACTATCGGTATACCCATTCTCTCCAAATCCTTTAGTGCGTAAGAATGGTCAAGCCTAAAGATGTGAGTGCGTAACAAGGCAACCAACTATTTTTGAAACTTGAAAATCTATACCAATCTTGATATCCTTGATAGGAATACCGCAATCAAGTAACAATATGTTACCCTCGCTATCAGATAACGCATAAGCATTACCCTTTGAGCCTGTTCCTAAACACTTCACATTCATTAGACCACCCCCTCTCCTTTAAATCTCCAAATATAGCCACCTGCTTGTTTTCTACAAGACCCAGATTTGTTAAACGGTTCTTTTTTAGCCACTTGGGTTATATTTCTTGAACATACGCCTGTTACCTTAGAAGCTTCGCAAGCACTTATGTATTCTTTTATAAATTTGCCATCTAATGAAAATTGTAATATGTGTTTCTGACCGTATTTGTTTCTGTATACCATTGAAGCATAAGTAGATGGTTTATTGGCTGAAATACTCAAGTGTTCTTTAGAACTAAGCATTTTAAGATTATCTAAATTGTTGTTCTGCTTATTTTCGTCAATATGGTGGATGTGATAGCCTTTTGGGATTTCACCTACAAAGGTTTCATATACAAGCCTATGGATTCTTTTTGTATGCCAAATCTCCCCATCGTAAAGCCTTACGGTCAGATACCAACCTTTTGAGTTTTTCACACTCATTTCTCTGCTTTTATGTCTGATTTTACCTGTGTTGGATATACTGTACGCACCCTCGAAACCTTTAATCCACTTCCATTCTTCTACCATAGGCTTTACCTCATGCAAACGGTGGTGTAGGGATTTCTTCAACAGGCTTAACTTCTGCATCTATCACATCAGGCTCAAAGTCCTCAGAATTAGCACTCTGCTGAATCTCGTTGTTTCTGATCTCCTGTGGATTAGTTTCTATATCTGTGTCAGCTTCAAATATCTGTTTCTGCTCTACGTTTTCAAAGTCAATCTCTATCTTCTTACATAACCTACGAATAACTGACTTCTTTACCATTTCCCCGTAAAAGTCTTTCCATGCCCCGGCATTACCCATTTTTGACTTCTTTCTAATAGCTTCAACTTCGTCAAGATTCATAGTTTCTACTGCTATGTCACCGTCCTCATACTCAACTACGGCAAAAGTACCGATAATAGGCTTGTTGTTAAATGCTTTAGGCTTAAAAGTTACATAACGCTTATTTGCTTCAATACCCGTTTCAAACACATCATCTTCACGGACTAACTCGGCATAGATGTTTCTCACAGGACGGATAGCATATTTCTTGATTAACTTCTGTGATCCTATGTATGAAGTTTGATACTGTAAGTCATTTCCATAGCCGACTAAATAAGCCTCCTTGTTAAAGAAGTCCAATCCTAACATAGCCCCACGCATAAGTCCCGCCATGATCTTAGGCTGACCAAACTTAGCTAAGTCAGGCTTATCATTAAGTAATGAAATTGCATTCTGTACGAAACGTGCCTTGTTAAAGTCCTTCGGTAATGCGTCAGATATGTTATCCAACTTATCCATAATTGCTACGCTGAAGTTCTGATTTTCAGCCTTAACTACTGCCTGTGCCATGATAAACCTCCTTAATCTTTAACTGATAAAAGTATTAACTGTGTATCTGCTACCAACTGATTCTGATTTTCATTGTCCAGAGCTTCGCTGTTATCAAGAAAAACAGGATAATGGGTGTTGTAGAAGTTCTGTAAACTGTTACATATATCTATCTTTGCCCTGATCTGCATAGCGTTATTGAGTGCTGCGCCAAGTTCCTTGTCCCCAACCATAGGTACACAGGTTTCGGTATAAGAGCCATTCTTCAGATAATCAAACATCTTCCAATGAACTAATGAGAAATGCTTGTTGATTTCTTCTGTGGCTACAAGATTCTTTTCTCTCTGGATCATATCTAACTGATAAAGCACTTTCTCAGCATTAGCTCTGTCCTGCTCATAAACCATCTGTAACTGTCTAAGTTCGCCAATCTTCTCGTCAATCCTGTTATTATCATCAGCCTTAGATAACTTGATCTCCGTTTCTCTGAGCTGAGTATTCAGATTAAGTTCTTCAGCCTTTAACTCAGCCACATTAGGTAATCCAGATTGCTTTTCGTCCATAACGGATTTATTCTTCTCAATCTCGGCTTTAAGTCTGCTAATTTCTTCATCGTATGTATTAACCACCACTTCTGACGCATCACAAGGCTTATCTAAGAGTTTTTGTAACTCAGCCCTATCATTGATAGCCTTTTTAAGTTTACGGTCTAAATCAGCCTTTTCCGACTTCTTAACGGCAAGCATAGACCTATTTGACTTAATATCGTTTTCAGCATTACCGATAGTTACCATCTTCTGCTTTTCGAATTCTGCCTTGATCTCGTCTACTTTCGATTGTTCATATACCCTATGACATACAGGACATATAGTTTGACTAATATCGAAAACCATAGCCTGCGCCTTTGTGAGTGTTTCTTCAAACCTTTTCTTCTCAGTTTCGCTATGCTTAAAGGAATCCTCATAGATTGTTACCTCTGCTTTCATATGAGCAATCTGCCTGTCAAGATCAGTAGCCTTTTCGTCAAGTTCACGCTTTTCTATAAACAGTTTCTTTTCAAGAGCTTCTTTTTCAGCCTTTGCCTTTTGCTCTATCCCGGATAACTCAAACTGTAGTGATAACTGTTTATCCTTTATCTTGTCTAAGTCAGCCAAGATCAAATTAGCAACCCTCTGAGCATCCTGATTCTTTTCTATCTGTTCTTTAATGGTATTCTTCTGAAGTTCCAACTCAGCAAAATCCATATCAACCTTTGAAAGTTCCAGACCTTCTATCTTGCTATTAAGCAACTCGCCCTTTTTACCATAGTTCTCAGTAATCTTCTTTAAGGTTGCATTCTGCATAGCCTTGATTTCATCTGCCGTGTAATTTGCAAGCAACTCTTTAGCTTCATCAACGCCATCCATCTTGTCAGCAATATCAAGGTCTGTATACGCTGATACCATAGAAAACAGTATCTTGCGCTGAATATCTTTCTTCTCTAAAAGGAATGCGTTAGGATTTGCCAATATACTGAAGTTTTCAAAATCAAAACCCATGTCTGACAACTTCTTAGTCATATCTCTTTCTGCCATCGGAACATCATTAACAAAGTAACTGTTGGATAAAGCAACTTTCTTAGTGCCGTTTGATTCCGTAACCTTGCGTGTCTGTTTCTTGCAAATCTTGACAGGTTTATCATCCACAAGCATTTCTATCTCGACACTCGGAGTACATTCTTCAACATTTAAAGGGAAGATTGCCGGGTTAGACTTCAAATCATAGTCTGTATTGCAGAATAACCAGAAATAAGCTGTTGCCAATGTAGTCTTTCCTGTGGCGTTCTTGCCTTCAATCCTGTGGAGTTTGCCATCAAATTCGATAGTTTTACTTTTTATACCCTTGAAATTTTCAAGGCTTATACTTTTAATTTTAAAATTCATATAGCCCCCTGCTGTTTTATTTTTTGCCATTGAATCGGCATATAACTTTGATGTTTCCTGTTTTCTTATTTTGAATGCGGAAGTAACTTCCGGGTCTACCATCTGTATCTAAGCATTCACTTAAAAAACTGTATTCTTCTGGGTTCAGATGCTGTCTTTTCAACAACTCTTTTTCGTTACGGAACAATTTTCTTGCTTGTTTCATGTATGAAATACCCTTCCTCTTTGTCGATTAACCAAGTCCACAGTACAGACAGTAAAACTATTGCTAAACCACCTACTGTAGTCCATACTTGCGCACTAAAGCCTTCAGATAATGGTGTTTCTGAGAACAGAAAGAACAATCCTATAATCAAAACTAATCCATCCAAAGCCCTTTGAATATTTATCAACAGTTTCATGTGTAAACCCCCTTATCCATAACAGAAATACTCACCGTTTATAATTTTGTAGATTTTCCCTTGCTTAAATGTTGCCTGAAAGATTACATCTTTAGGAACATCCGATTTGCTTGTCAAAATTTGTATAGCCATCTGTCGACATTCATTTGGAATTTCAACTGTGTAAAAATCCTTAATGGTTGAATACTGTCCCTTGGCGTAGACTACATCGTAAACTGTCTTATCGCCCTTCAGATGCAACCAATCATCGTCTCGTTCTATACGATTCTTGACTACTATGCCTGTCAACCAAGCGGCTTCGTGGTCTTTGTCTGTGTGCCAATTTTCCCAATAGATAACTTCTGCCAACAAATCAACATCCGCTTTTGTATAGCCATTTACAATCAACAATGATGTTGTGATCAGAACAGTTACCATTTTGAGCATTCTGTCTATCAAACTAATACCTCCTTATCGTAATTTTCAATTAAGTGGGAATCTTTGTAGTTATAGCCGTAATTCCTTTTGTATGTTTCAAGTTCCCGCATCCACTCATATTCTTTGTAGTTCTCGGAAATATCCTCTATATGGTCAATAACAATCAACTTAAAATGCTCGCCATATTCGTCATAGTCAGCTTGCATATCACCTATTTTGTGATTTCCACCATGCAATGCGTAAATATGCTCCAGAAACCTTTTCTTTGGGTGTTTTGAACTACCAACATATTTCTTGCCTGTCACGGTGTTGCAAAGGATATAAATGTATCTGGGTGTCATTTTCGTAGTAAACACAACTACACCCCCTTCTTACTCCAACCATTTAGTTGGATTGCTACGCAAAAAAATATAGTCAATCGGTATTCCTGACATTTCCGACATTTGCCTAACGTGTTCTAATTTAGGCTGTGACTTCCCGGATTCCCAATTCACTACTGTTTGCTTGTTTACACCTAATTCTTTAGCCCATTCCTCTTGTGACTTATTCGCATTTACACGCACCGCATCTAAATACACTTTGAACATTTTGTGTGCCTCCTTTCGTTTGATGTGAGTACATTATAATCCAATTATTTTGGATTGTCAATACTAAAATATAAAATTTTTTTTATTCCTATTAAGTTTTTTGTTTTTATAGCCGATATAATTATTGCACATCTTTAAAATCAAGGGAGAATCCAATTATGACAGATAAAGAACAAAAAATGATTTTTAGTGAGAATCTTAACCGATACATTAAAAGAAGTGGCAAGCAACAGAAAGAAATTGCTGCCGACATTGATGTTGCCCCAACAACATTTGGAAATTGGTGTACGGGTTTAGCCATGCCTAAGTATGGCACGATTCGTAAATTAGCTGAATATTTTAATTGCAATGTTAGTGATCTGTCAGACAAGCCAACACCTAACAGCTCTAAATTTGATGGTGATTCTTATGCCGAAGTGCAAAAAGCCCTTGAATTATACAGATTATATAGAAAAGCTAATCCTCAGATTCAGAATGCTGTTGAGGTTCTGTTAAAGCCAACTCAATCTGATACTTAATTTCATCATCTGCTAGTAAGAATAAATTTATAAATTCGTTTATAGTCATATTTTTATCCTCCTATTTACTTGATAGGTAAATGGTAACACACTTTTTAAATAAATAAAAGTTCCATATTTTGAAACCCCTACTCTAAGCGTTTCATTATCGAACAAAAATCGAACACTATAGAACAGGAGCGAACACATGATAAACACCCGTGAAATAATATTGAAACTAAAGCAGGTTAAAGATGAAAAAGGATTATCCTATGGAGATATTCTTGATCTTATGGAAAAGAATGGTGATTTTGTTTCTAAATCTACCCTTTCCAGAGTGTTTCAAGACGGATCAGAGGATTCTAATTCCTTTAGATACGAGGAAACTATAAGACCTATTGCAAAGGCTTTACTTGATATTGAAACCATTGAACAAGATGATACTCTAGATGTTCAAGCCATGAAAACATTGTTACAATATAAAATACAGAAAATCGAACAGTTAGAGGAACAAATCGAACATTTGGAGGCGGCATATAACAAAGAACTTGTCAGAATGCACGAAAAAATGGAACAGGAACGTCAAACATGGGGACGAAGTATTGAGTTCCTTAAAGAGCAGATTTCATATAAGGATCAGCGCATGGATTTGCTTTTAAAGGCTGTGCAAGATAAAGATTCCCGGTATGATACCTTATTAGAGTTAGTTTTATCGTGTCCATGTAGGCAAGCAAAACAAAAGGAGGAATAAATTATGAAAATGATATGCAAAGCATTAGGAGCAATATTACTGATAGGTGGAATGATAGGAGCAATCATAATAACTAAACAGTTAGGCTTTTTATCAGCAATAAGTGTTTATATTATGGCTTTAGTATTGCCTGTTATACTGTTAGCTATTGCAGAGATTTTAGAAAACCAAGAATACATAATTGCCTTAAACAAACAGGTTTCACCTAAAGTTATAGAAAATCTTGAAAAAGAAGCAGAAGAAAAAGAAATGCTTCTTAATGGAGGCTGGAAATGCCCTAAGTGTGGAACAACGAACAGGTCTTATTTTGGCACCTGCAAATGTGGTGAGAAAAAACCACTATAAACAAAAAGGGCATACCCAAAAGGTACGCCCTTTTAAATTACTTATCAATTTTAGCTATACATTCTTCGATAGCCATACGCTCTGCGTCTGACATGGTATCATCCATCAAAGTTTCAAGTTTGCTAACCATCTTTTTCCTAGATGCGTCACGGCTATATCCGTTATCACGGCTAGTATATCTACCCATAGAATCCCTCATACGTCTAGCGCCTGAATATCCATAATAGTTTCCGCTTGTATAATAAGGTCTATTGTAGTTCCAACCACCATCACCAGATGATTCATCATCGTAATAGCCTTCCATTGCTTCAATAGTTTTAATAGACTTAACCATGTGTGCGAGGTGATCTAAATATTTAGCGTCATCAGCGTTTAACCTTTCGGGGTCTTTTTCTAACTTTTTCATTGATTCCGCTATCGAATCCATTGCTTTTTCACAAAGTTTATGCAGTTCTTCTATATTCTTCATAATACGCCCTCCTTACGCTATTCTTGTTACTGAGATAGAAGCAGCTCGCCTTACTGTAACAGAAGGTGTTGGCGTTGTAGCAGCATCATCTTCCGTACCATCAACATAACGAGCCGAAACGGTTAAACAACACCCACAAGGTACGGTTATAACAGCTACGGTATTTATGTGACCGTATTCGTCAACCGCCTGTGGAGTATAAATTGCTACACTCTCTGGGATTACAGCACCATCAAGGGCTATACCAAGAGCTATAGCAGTAATATCACCGTCTGTGGGTACAGCCACATTAGCCTGTACCCTTACTTCATACCTAGCAAAAGAGTTAGGTGTATTGCCTTTAAGAATAAGAATCCCCGGCGCAACAGGAACTACAAGTCCCTTATTGCAAGGAATAGAAACACTATTAAATGGTATGGTTCCATTAAGAGCAACCAAATTATCAGTAGTAGTTATATATTCTGCCATGGCAATACCTCCTAATTAGTTATAGAAAGTGTTGCCAGAACAACCGCAACCACCCGCTACATTCTGTGAGCAAGTAAAGATAGGGGTTCTGCCGTAAACGGGAGTAGAAGGAACAGGACAACTAGCAAGTCTGTTGTAAAGCTGATCTACTTCGTTTGAAAATCCCTGTGCTATAAATGCGTTCTGAGCGGTCTGTGATGCAGCCAAATCTTTCATTGCTACCTGCTGACGGAGATTTGCAATCTCATCATCTTTGCGCTCTATACGCTCTGCACATAACTGGTCTTTGATACTCTGAATACCACCATTAATAGCGTTAAGAACACTCTGTGTATTCTGTGTGTCTGTAGTTCTTGTTGCACATTCTTCAGCAGCAACTGTGTACTTTAAATCGGCAAGACCTGCACGATTTTCGCAGCAACAATTCTGGAGACCACTAGCCAGATTATTCATCTGATTAGTCATAGCCAATGTATCAGTAAATCTCTGATTCATATCAGCTATCTGATTTCCGTATAACTGAGCAGAAATAGCGTTCTGTGCGCCATTGATGCTTGCGTTTACACCGGCAAAGCCACCGCAAAGGGCTGTCTGAATATCACCAAAGCCACTTGTAATGCTACTCTGAATACCCTGAATGTTGGAACTAAGCATCTGGTCACGGAAACCATCATTGATATTCTGTGAATTGTTAAGCCATGGGTACAAGCCAAAGCCATCTGCCATAGCCATTCCAGCGCCACCAAAGCCACCGAAACCACCGAATCCCCAGCCGCCACCAGCGAACAAGAGAAGAAGCAGAATCCACCAGCCATCGCCTCCGAAGTTGCCAAAGCCGCCATTTCCGCCACCATACATAGGTGATACGGGCATTACCATGTTTGAATTTTCTTCAAGTGCCATAATTTTGTCCTCCAATAATTTTTATTTGGTTAGGGGGCTATTCTCTTGTCGAATAGTCCGTTTATGTGAAAAGCCTTGCGCACCGACTTTTTACATCAAAGTGTTTTTCCTTAACTGTTTAAGTTGCTGATTAGCCATATTATACTGGGATTGACTAATCTGCCCGGTATTCATTAAATGCTGAATAATCTGGTTAGGGTCGTTGCTCATGTTCTGAGGGATATTAAATCTTTTAGATAACATAGACATAGGGTTTTGTTTAAACTGTTGCATCATCTGAAATGGATTCATACATTATCTCCTTCCCCAAGTGCCTTTTTAAGTGCGTCTAACTCTTTCTGTAATGCCCCAAATTCGTCTTTTGTTACAAAAACAGATAAATCCATAGCCTTTTCTTCTTTAGGGGCATTTATGGGCATTTCTGAAGTTTCTTCAACCAATCGGTATCTCTTAAAAATCGGAGCATCCATCTGGGATATTGCCGTCTTAGTGTAGATGTACGGAGCATTTTCATCTTTAAATGTCACCGAGTTACCATAAGCCACCATATAGTTCTTTGCTTCATTGATGTTTGATACAGGAACAAAGGTATTGTTCGGTTGCTGTGTCATTATCGGTGGCTGTGGTCTTGATAACCCCGAATATGGATTCACATAAGGATAAGGATTAGGATAATTCTCATACATAGGTTAGTCCTCCATACTAAAGAAATATAAAACTGTAAGGTCGCCAGAGTTGAATGTATCAAACCAATCCCCAGAAATCACACAAACAGCATGAGTACCCGTACCGAGAATATAGGTTCCATTAGGATTATCTCGGCAGAATTGCCTAACTGTGTAGCAAGCCACATCACAAGTGTTAGGTATTGAGTGCCTTGTAAAACCTCTGTCAACAAGATACTGACCCCATACACCATTGGCATTTGGCAATTCCTTTTCTATGTAGCCCTCAACCATCAGCTCAATATACACATCTTCCCAAGGTTTGCCTTCAGCCAAAGATATAGCCCGTATTACGCAATCATCTGTTATTAACTTGTGTGGATTAGGATTAGCGAATACATACATCTGTTTACCTCCGTTACTTAAATCATAGCATAAAAAAAAGACCTTGCCGTATGGAAAAACAGCAAGGTTTCTTTGAGAAAATGTTATAAAATTATTGAACTTACAACAAATCATTGTACTTTTTGTGCTTTTAAGTCCCACCATAGCACATCATTGTCGGTAATAGCTGCCGTGACAAATGGCAACTTAGAGATCAGCGTAACACCATCACCATACTTAAATCTGGGTACGCTGACTTCATCATCAGTTCTGTAATCGGTAACTACATACCACTTATCCTTAATAGATACTCTGTCAGGCAATTCAGCCCATTCCTTGATTGAATGGCTTTCGGGTATTAGCGGGGTATTCTCTAAGAATTTTGTTACAAATTGTAGCAGATAACTCAAAGTTGGATTAAGATTATCGGCAACATTATCATTCTTAGGTTTTTCTGTAGCTCTCTGCTCTAAAACAGAAGTAATCTTTGCCCTAACACTTTTCATAGTGGTAGAAACTGTACTATCGCATATGTTTAACTTCATTCCTAATTCTACGTTAGTACAATTCTTCGCTTTCAGCTCAAAACATTGGGCTTCAAGCGTTGTGAAATTACATTCCTTGCGAAATGTATCAAGTTCGCTTTTCGTAAATGCGCATATTTTCATTTGTAAACCCTGCCCTTCCTATTCCTTAAAACGCACAAATCCATTGACCGTCAACAAACTCGGCAATTAAATGCCCATAAAGGTCAACGAGTAATATTCTGCCGACAATAGTTTCCATAATAATAAAACTGTTATAATCTAAAATTGTACTATCCATACATTCACCTACTCAAAAAATCCAGAGGGGACATCCGTTTCCCCTCCGTGCAAACCTTTCGGTTTCAATACTCTAAAATTTTGGTTTTATCGTTTAATTGCTAATCTGCTCCACACTCAGCACCCCATTAGTAACCACAAGGATATACTTGTCACCCGTAGCGGTATCAGTAAGAATCTGTGATTCAGCAATCTGTTCTTTCAAGTCACCCAAAGTAGCCACTTCACCCTCACGATATGTAAGAGTAATGTTGTCTCCGTCTGTGGAAATATTGTTTACCCCTTTGAGAAGATTGATTGCGTTGGGTGTAAGGTTTATGGTTATGGGTGTGGCAAGTTCGTAAACGAATTGTCCAGATGCTTGATAAGTGCTATCACCCATATTAACGCTAACTTTGTCAACATCTATTGCGATACATCCAAATGCCAAAGTCATTCCTGTTGCTGTATGCATCTGATAATTTTCACTCAATCCATTACCCATTTCAGTATTTGATGTTACATATTTTATATTGGGAATATCTTGTGTTGATACAATATATCCAGAAAGTTGTGTCCAAGTATAATTACTCAAATCCACACTTGTTCTATCCACCACCAACAATCCCTTTTCCACATCCACCTGTCCACCGTAAACTGTCTGACCGAAGGAGATGGTGAGGTTGTTGGAAGGGGTGTAGGGGGAGTAGGTGGTTTTTTCATTGCTTTTTTCTAACTGTGGTTCTTCCAATAATAATTCAGTAGACGAACTTCTGATTAGTATTTCAGATTTCTTATCAAGTGTAAAAGTTAAATATTTTAATGAATCATTAACTTGCGTCCATGAATAATCATCTGTTATATTTGTTACATATGTCTGCTGCGAAGTCAAATTGTTTTTGTATGAAAATGTATATGTACCTACATCAAGTTTAATTGGAGCATATCCAGCTCTCATTGTTCCTTGCCCATTTACATCATACATTCCTTTAGTGCTTACATCAATTAAATTCTTCCCACACCCTAAAACATTGATTTGATCATGACCTGAGATGGGACAGATGTTCGAGTAGGGCTCGTAGCTTGTGGCAGATGAGCCACTTTCTATCTGCATATCCGTATAATTTGCCGCAACCGTATTATTTGCATATAATAAAACGGCTGCGCTGCTTGTGCTAATAGTAAATGTTTGTGTTATGCGGCCTGCACTTAATCTTATGTAATGTTGTGCTATGACCTCATTATTAGCATCTTTAACTTTTAAATCTGCGAGTGCTCCCGATGAGACTGTACTAACCGTAAAAGCAAGTGTATAAGTGCCAGGGGATAAAATAATCGGTGTATTAGGTAAGACATTATCTGCACCGCTTAATGTTCTACTATTTACAGACAACTTATTCTTCCCTGCACCTCCAACCCAAGGCTTTGTAAAACCATGCAAATCTTGGATGGGGTCTAACGATAAAATCGTACTTTTAGATTTCTGAGCTGACAGAGTGCTAAAGTTAAGCGGATTGCCTTCTATGGTTGCGCTATCGGTGGATAATTCATCCTCAATGGCATCTATATCATTCTGGACTTCGGTATCATCATAGACAGTAACCTCAGTACCATCAACTATAATGTTGCCGTTTGTCTCGGAGGATTCTACCTTGTTAGCACCTTCACTTATGCCAGCCAGCTTCGTCTTTTCTTCTGTGGTATAATCGTTTGTGGATAAGCCTTTGCCTGTAACCTTATCGACCTTGCCCGCTAATGCACTTGTAACTCCGTCAACTATGCCCTTTGCCGTATCGTCATAATCATTAGTTGACAAGCCTTTACCTTGCACCTTATCAACCTTGCCACTTATATCTTGATGCTGATTGAGTACCTCGGCAGAAGTACCACTTTTGAGCTGAATAGTTGTCTTATCTCCGCTTGTGCTAACGCTCATTTCGGATTTGTTCGCTTTACCACTAATATCTTGATGTGCGTTAATAACGGTTGCTGAAGTGCCACTCTTTAACTGTATCGTGGTAAGATCGTTACTCGTTGAAACTGACATTTCCGATTTGTCAGCCTTACCGCTAATATCAGGTATATCATTAGCCGTAGCAAGTTTATTAGATGTTGTAGCACTTGAAGGTATCAAACTTTGTATAGTTGCTATGTTATCTGCATTCTGCTTACCTTTGTTGCCTGCATAAGCCGTACTGTCAGTTTCGCCAAGTGCAAGACTTTCTGAAATCTCAACATAAGCAGAGCCACCCCAACGATATGTCTTGTTGGTATCTAAGGCTATGTAAATCTTACCACTTTCACCTGTCTGTGGGAATGCTGAAGTGCTTGCATATTCGAGTACATCATCAACATAACTCGGTAACTGAGCAGATGGTACTTTGCCGTTAGCGTCAAGTTCTGCAACACCATTAGCCGTACCCTTTAATGTGCTTGCAATAGCGCCAACTTCTGTAGCCGTATAACTCGGCTTAGTGCTTGCTTTCGCCCAAGAATAAACATCTTTAGCATTTCTATCATCAGTAAGTCTTGTATCATCACCCTTAACAACCTGTGAAGTGCTTGCATTTCCACTTTCGGGTACATCATAAGTGCTTGCCGTACCGAGTGCATCTACAGCGTTCTTTGCCGTATCATCATAGTTGTTATCGGTATGAACATAATTAGCATCCTGTACCAAGTTAACAGGTACATCTTTCAAGTCATTATATGAGCCACTAAAGTCTGATTTGTTATCCCAAGCATCAATCTGTTCATCGGTAACAACTCTATGAGTGCTATCATCTGTCAAATCCTCTAATGCTGTTGGTATTCCCAAATCAGCGTTTGATTTATCACCAATCAGCTCATTTCCGTTTATCTGTGGCTTATTTATAAGTGGTTCATAATCTGAGTTAAGGGGTCCAGAAACGTCCATCGTTGCTTTAAGTGAACCTCTGGGTGTCAGTTTTGCGTTTAACTTGCCATAGTTAATTGCCATTGTGTACCTCCACTTCTTTGCTGATTGTGAAATTCTTATCAGCAACACAGGTGTAATGGTCTCCGATAGATGTAACTACTTCAACCTCAAACTTGAAAATCGAATACGGAAGATTCATTGTGTCAGCAGGAACTAAGTGTAAAACCGCTTTATTGTTAATCAAGTCAAGCGCAAGTTCCTTTTCAAGTATCGGATTAGTGCCAAGTCTGAAATATACCTTGTCACCATCAATCAATGTGTAGGATTCACCATCATTATTTTGGAATCCTGTTACATCAATGTACGCTGTATCACCCCTCGTCAGCGTGATATTCTGGTTTCTGTCAATGTCAAGCATACCTTACCCTCCTTTGTGATTTAGTTTATTCTTATCTCATAAGAAAATGAATAAGTTTCTCCCGGATTTATTACAACAGGTGATTCGAGTGTTGAAACAGACCATAATGTTAAATTAGCAGAACTTATAGGATCGCCAGAACTCGCTTCACCAACATCTGCTACTAAGCCGACTTTTCTAACAGTAACGGCATTTTCGCCACTATTAGTTGCTGTGCCTTGAACTTTGCATATTAAACCTGTTTCATAATCGGTATAGCTTGTTCTTGTAACTGTTAAACCACTTGCGTTAGGCAAATTGTATAAGCTATCATTATCTGCCGTATTATCATCACTTATACGGATAGTCAACCCATTACTTGATGTTTTTTTAAATAAATAGTAAGATGTTCCACCACCATTATTTGTTGTTTTAAGAGTAAGATTTCTTATGTTCATAGCGTGAGCTATTGAAATAAAAAAGTTTTTACTAATTAATGGGGATTCACATCTAATCTCATATCTCAGCACATAACTTTCGCCCGGTTTAACAGTAAATGGTTTGTTTAATTTAGTGGATGCAATTAAGAAAGTATAGTTACCCGGATTGCTTGAAGGCGCATAATAGTAATTTACATTAGTTGATTGCCAACGCCTACCTGTAGCTGTAACACCAAGTTTGTTAATTACAATATCACTTTCGGTATTATTTGTTACTGTTCTCTTTACAGCAACTATTTGGTCATCTACTTGACTTTCAACAGAACTTGCGCTTAATGTTAAACCTGAAGTTGTGTCCATCGTATAATCATTTAATGTTACATCAGTATTTTCTGTGGAAACTAAAAGGTCAACAGATTGCATCAAACTGTATGATGATGTATTATACTTAGGGAAAAAATAACAAAACCTATCTGTGCCACTTGTATCTTTCGCTCTTGCACTTGTAGTATTTGTTACTATCATATTGATTAAACCACATAAATTCTGTAATAGCATAGTTTATACCTCGACTTTTTGTATGGTTATGATACATTGTATATCTGAATCTTCAGCATTACTCGGAAACTTAGTACCTTTAAAGTCTACCAAATTACAAACGCCTTGCGTTTCTACCATCATATAATCGTAATCTTCTTCATTTTCAGCCATAATGTACCTCCTATTAAGTCTGTTTTTGAGCTGTTATAACTGTCTTAAAAATGCCTATCCTTGCTCCTGTAGTACAATCTCTCGGTTCTGAATTTGCTTCACTACCTATTTCATCCTCAATGAAGATTACAAAGTAGTATTGGCTAAATTCATCAAGTCCTGTGACCGTAACACCGTTGATTAGTAGTGACGGGTCTGGTGTAAGGTCAATTATCTTATCTCCGTCTGTCTTGCTTGTCGGTATGCTATTCTTCTTTACAACGAGTTTCTTTACTGTATAACTGCCCTCTGTAAGTGTAGGTATCGTATAAGCAACCGTAACTGTAGTACCACTAATCTGACTATCCTGTATCGGATATATCGTGGGCGCTACAAGTATTCTCGTTGTATCAACGCTAAATACTTTAGTCCATCTGTAATGCTTAACAGGGTGGTATTCATCATCAAGAGCCACAAAATAAGGCATTATAGCGTAGTAATATCTCTTGTTCGGCTCGATAGTATCATCAGCATAAGCCGTAACCGAGTATTCATCCCTTGTTGTAGAATCAACTAAAACCGTACCACCAAAAGCACTATGCTCAGTACCCCATCTATGAATAGGCTGTGAGCCTTCTTTCCGCACTACAATAGTTCCTGCCCACTCAACAGGCAAAGGGCTATAAGAAGTTATATCCGAGGGGTCTGTCCACTTAATCTCTACTTGTGAATCGCCCTTGTTATAAGTCAATGTAACTGTCGGCTCGTCTAACATAGGCTGTCCATAGTTACGCATTATCTCTATGAGCCTTCTGTCGTGTTCATCGTTAAGCTCAGATACGCCACCCGTTCCCTGACCTTGTGTAGCCGTAGTAGAATCGCCAATATGCCAATTATCGTTAGTTATCTGATACAATGGCTGTTTCTTGTCACCTTTAGCCGTATAGGTATCGTGCATACTCTGAATACCCTTAAAGTGACGCTCTAAAACATAAGACCTAAACCAATTTCTTGTATCGTACTGACTTGCCTGTGTAAACTCTACATTGTATCTATCTCCAACTTCGATACACAAATCCCCGGAACATTCAGTTTCGGATTTATTGTAATTGTAGTGATTGATAGTAATAAGTAATGTCCTTATGGCATTGTTAGTATAACTATCTCCTGCATCCCTATCAGCAATAACCCAAGGGTCAACCATTACATAAATACTCGGCTTTTTCTTATCGGTATTCTGCTGAGTAAACTTCATTTCGTTGTTTCTGCCGTATACATCAATCTGACCGATACCCCAAGTATTATCATCACTATAATTAGTCGGAGGTTTACGAAAATCATCAGTAACCGTTCTACAAGGCGTAGCATCGTATGATTGCATAACAAGGAACTTAAACTTGCCTTCTCTGGTTATGTGTCCGAATGCTCCGTTAAACTCTAACAGACCTTGCATAAAGAAACCAAAGGTTATCGTATCACTTTCAATCGTCTTTCCAATCGGAAATGCACCATTACAAAGCGTGTATACAGGGTCTATCTCTATGTGGATATTAGGACTACTATCATCATTCGCATAACTACCACTTTTATTTATCCAATTAAACAAATCAGCAATAGCAAAGATTATCTGATGCCTGTCACCATCTGAGAAATACTGATTGTACCAGCTTGTTATGTCAAGATCGTTAAGTGTGAAGTTCAAATCGTATAATTCGATATTCCTAAGTTTACGATTGCTTGTGTATTCATCTTTGTAACAAACATATTGACCTATCTGGAATAGCGTATCGCTATCTCCGTTGAAATATAGATAGATATTCAGCAAATCGCCATAGTCCGAGGATTTAAGATTTGGAATATCAGCCTTGTTCTTTATCGTAAACTCTACTTTGGCAGATTCGCAAAGACCAAACTTCAGATTATCTTCAGAGCAGATACTTTCATCTAATTGGAAACTCTCTGATTCTATATCTGATGTATGTATCTCAATGGTTGCTCCACTTACTGTTGGCGCTTCACCCGTTATCGGGGTTATCGTAGCGTTTGCATCTACTATCAAAAAGTCTTTAGTTTGATGTTGTTTGTAGAATAGTTCTTGATATTCATAGCTGACCATATCAGCCCTCCCATATGAAACCTAATTCCGTTGCTGTCTTTTTGCCAACTACACCTAATCGTTTAACCTTTATGTTATTATCCGTCTGGAAGTTTTTAACAGCGATCTCGGTGTTGCGTCCAAACGTGCCGTCTACCTTGCCCGGATTATACTTTTTCTCAATAAGCAACTTCTGACAATCTTCTACATCGTCACCCTTCATCAATGGCTCAGTAAGATACAATTCCCTTCTAAGTATGGGCTTTTCAACATCTATCCACCAATCGGGTCTTGCTATCTTCGCCCACTCACGCTTATATAAATCGGTCATTACAACGCCATATGAAGTTCCCCTTGCTTCGATAACCATATCATCACCGATAGCATAGCCAACGTGACCTAAACTGTCTGTAAAGACGAAATCGCCCGGTCTTACGCTGCTTAATGATTTAACTTTTTCGGGGATAGAGTTATACATATCCTTCGCTGTCATATCTGATTTGTAGACTTTTTTTTCAAGTAGCCACTTCATCCCAAGCCCAGAACAATCATATGCAAGTAGGGTATTTATATCCACGCCTGCTTTAAGTTTCTTCTCTAAGAGTGTAAGCACATTATTAACAAGGTTTATCTCGTTCTTTTCCATAACACAGATTTTGTCAAGTAAGTCAACAAACTTGTGTCCTTGCGCACCTAACACATACATCATTCCAAGATTAGAGATTAGGTATGACTTAAACTCTGAAAATTCAACTTTCATTTTCGCCATTCTCTGCTCCCTTCTGCTTGTTATAAGCTGAAGTTGAAACGCCTATAAGAGTACCTATAAGAGTGCCTATAGCACCGATTATAGTTACGATTATGTTTACAATTTTAGGATCGCAACCAAGTACGCCAAGTACCACGCCTAAGAAAGTCACTACGGCAGGAATACAGATAACCGAAATCCATTTGAGTATTGTATATAATTTGTCACTTATCAACATAGTTTTTACCCCCTATTCTGTATCATCGTCTCTAACGATATTAACTATCGCCAACAGCACTACACACCCCAAAATTATCAATGATATAGCACTTAATATATCATCCATTTAATACCTCGTCCCATTTCTTCTTGACTTCATCAATACCAAGATCGTAAGCAAAACTCCACGGTATCTGAAGTACGATTTTCTTTATATCCACATCTTTCATATCAAGTGGCAACCTATAACCATTTACGCCATCTATGATTGCGTCCCTAAATACGGGTATATCTGATACCAAACAAGGCGTACCAACTGATAAGGCTTCATGTACTGAATATCCCCATCCTTCGTGGTCTGATAACTGTACTACATAATGTGCATCAGCCATATAGTCCATTACTACATCGTTGGATTGCTTACCCATATTGATAAACTCTGGGAAATCTGCAAGCACCTTAGAATACTCCGAGAACACAAGCCATTGAAATCTAATGTTGTTTGCTCTAAGCAATTCACACAGCCTTTGCATTCTGTTAAAGCCTTTTTCCTTAGTCAATCTTGTAGCCGATACAAGCCTTAATACTTTCTTAGGATTTGGCTTTAAAAGGAATGGTTCAATAGCCGTACAATCTATCTTGTAAACCTTGCGCATATTCTCAGCCGCTTTCTCAGATACGGCTATGTATCTCATATGCCCGTCAAACGCTCCAGAATGGCTCATTTTGGCGTAATCACAATGAAGTAGTATAAATGTCTGCCTTGCGTGTATATTGGGCTTTAAAGCGTTATCTTGATAGTTATGCAATAGCACATCACAATCGTAATATCCTTGCTTGTCATAAATAGCACAATCAGCATACTTGCTCAGAACATTTTTAAAATCCTCTGCGATATTCTGACACAATACCGTTATCTGATAATCATTGTGCATATTCGCAAGAAAATTGACCATCCAAGTGCATAAGCCCGTGTTACCAAACAGCCCTGCCGAATAAATTATCATCCTCATTATGTTTCTCCACTATCATCGTGAACACCACCGATAAATGATAATCGGCAAGGGTCATACTGTATCTTGTTTGCGTCTGCGAAATACATCTGTGGCTTAAAATCAGCCATATAACCCAACTGAGTTACATAATCGTCTTTCTCAGGGATATATGCCGTAATATAACACTCTCTTGCATCAGCATTAGTAAACTGACCTCTTATATTGCTCATAAACGTAGCAAACTGAGTATTATTCAACATAGCCTTAGTTTCAAACTCTACCTTTAAGGCTTTGAGCTGAACTACATCCCTATGCAATTCGCCTTTGGCATCCGTCCAAGGCTCATAGTCCTGCATATTCACATAAGCATAATAACTATCTGCCTTGATTATGCTTGTAGGTATCGTGTAGTTGCCTATCTTTATCAAATATCCTGCGTATGCCATATATACGCCCCTTTCAAACAAAAAGGGAAGGTCTAAGCCTTCCCCTTAATTAAATGCACTTCTGTTACTATGCTGTCTCCTATATTTATCGTTTTCTTCCCTAACAACTTTGAAGATTCCGTAAGGATCACCTTCTACTCTGAATACTACCTCGGTCTGACTTCCAGATTCGCCCGTATTTGCCATTTTTAACATCTGAGACATAAATCCATTGTCTGAATCCATAGAGCCGTAATTAAAGCCCCTCTGTGAGTTTATAGAGCCTAATCCTAAATCGGGTACATTGTAACGGACATTGCCAAACATACTGTTTACAACCCCGACCATATTTTTTACGGCTGATTCAAACGTGGGTATTCCATCCTCTATACCAAGTGCAGCACCTTCTGGTAAGTATTTACCTAATTGTCTTGCAAGCCTTGAAGGTGAGGAACTCTTTGTTTCTTTCATGTAGGTATCTTCGTAACCCTCATGTACCATATCCGAGGTTGCATCTTCTACAAGATACCTGCCTTCATAAATTCCACCTGCTGTACCCCAATCAAGGTACATACCCATTTCTTTAGCTTCGTATTTAGTCCATGCTTTTAATTCGTCTATTGCATTAAGAACCGCTTGTTTACCTTCGCCCTTGTCGATTGTATCAGCAACTTTTTTG